TTAGAGTGCTTCGTTATCGAAAAGTTTAATAATTTTATCTTCCTTATTTATTTCTGCGTATAGTTTTGGACTAATATCTTTTATTTCTTCTTCCTGCAAATCAAACTCAAAGTAAATCCAAAAAGCAGGTGTCATTTGACTAATTGCTTGGATAGTGTTTTTTTCATTGTTAAAACTTAAGTTGATACTAGACTTATTATATATTCTCCAACCGTTTATCATTATATTATTAACTCCTTATAAATATTTAACTATTTCTTTTTGTGTACTAGGATATAAATGTCCGTACCGTGTGCTTACTTCTTCTATTGAAGAATGACCTAACCTTTGAGCAATAACCATTAAACTAGCACCGTGATTAATTAAAAGTGACGCATGGCTGTGACGTATTTCATGAATTACAATTTTAGGGAAGTCGGTAGGAAGTAACTTATAAGCGTTAGTAAACCAACGATCTATTTTTGACTCACTAAAAGCTTTGAAAAATGTACCGAATAGCACATATTCACTTTTATATATGTTATTATTTTGATACCAGTTTAAATATTCTTTTAAGTCGTCCATCAAGTGAGTAGGCAAGTAAATATCACGTATGGCTGCTTTTGTTTTAGGGACTGTCACATCGCCGTGATAGTCCGTTTTATTTATGTGGATATAGTTATCATCAAAGTTTATATCTTGCCAAGTCAATGCTCGTATTTCGCCTTTTCTAGCGCCACTATAAAACAGTAATTTGAAAAATAATTTTTGTTCAATACTAGGTAGCACTTCATAGAATTGGTTAAATTGATCTAGCGTCCAATAATTAAGGCGTTTGTTTGATTCAATTTCAAAGTTACCAACTAATGAAGCAACGTTTGATTTTAAATCATGGTACTTCATAGCGTGGTTAAGTAAGGATACTAGAAACACATGCATTTTTTTAAGATATTCCCCAGAATGACCTTCTTTTAATTTCTTGTTTTGAAACTTCATAACATCTTGTGTCGTAAGATTAAAAACATCAATAGAATTAAAATGAGGTATTAGATGATTATTTAAATGTGTCTTTAAAGATTTAACACTTGAAGCTTTTCGACGTGCAGAATACCAATCTAAATATTCCTGTGCTAATCTATCAAAAGGCAATTTATTAATTTGTCCTATACCTTCCAACTCGTCCATAATCTCATTGCATTTTTTCACAGCCTCTTTACGTTGCTTAAAGCCAGAGCGTTTTATCTCTTTTCTTTTATTCGTTCTATCATAATAGGTAATTCTAAAATAGTATGTGCCACGTTTAGCATCTTTGTGGATATTGTGGGATAGGTTTAGATTATGATTCATTTAAACGCCTCTTCGCGAGTTGCTAATAATGTTTTCTATTTTATTCAAAGATTCTTGTAGGTTATTTTCTTCATTGTGTAAAAATTCTAATTGATCGCTGATCTCCTTTAATTTTTCTCCAAAAACCTCTACTTTAATTTCTGATTTGATTTTTTCATTATCATTCTCAGCATTCTTTAGTTCTGTATTAGCACTAGAATATCTTTTTTTAATGAGTGCAAATTTCTCTAATTCCAAATTAATTTTATCAATAGTTTTTATTAATTCATTTTCAATTTTGCTTTTAATGTGAATACATATAGTTGTATGTAAATTATTTCTGTCATTATCATCCAGTTTAAACCCTTCGAAATATTTCGTATTGTATTTATCTTTTAGATGGAAAGAAATATCATTTATTGGGAAATCGTATATTTTTTCACTTATTAACGAATCCTCTTCAATATTCATCGAATTAATTTTGTTATCTTTAACAAAGTATTCATTACCCTGCTTTAAATAATTTTTGTAATACGTTCCATTTGTTAAATTGGCTATTTCATATTTGATTTTATTTAATTCTTGTCCGTTCGAGGCTAAAGAATAAATATATTTTTCTAACACTTCGTCACTAGGTGTTCGTTTTTCAGTTTCTAATGAAGCTATATAACTATATGAATAACCAATTTCGCTTCCTACTTGCCTAGTTGTCATCTTCTTCCTTTTTCTTAAATCACGTAAATATTGACCTAAAGTTTTTTCCTTCAAAAGTCACACCTCCACGGATAAATAATAACATTTATTAATTCACAAGTACACAAATTTTTGAATTTTATCTTGCATTTAATGATTTTATAATTTAAAATACAGTTGTACACAAAAATGTGTACTTTCAAAAAGGAGGAATTGCAATGGCAAATTTAAATTATCCAATGTTATACATCGCAAGAAAAGAAAAAGGCGATACTCAAAAAGGAGTAGCAAAAAAATTAGGAATAAGTCCACAACGTTATCAGTTGAAAGAAAGTGGCAAAGCTTATTTCACATTACCAGAGGCTAAAATCTTGAGTGAAATGTATGGAATGTCAATTGATGATTTGTTTAGTAAGAACATTAAAGTAGGATCGTAGGAGGATAAAGACATGAAACAACAAGTAGTGATAACAAAGAGCGTCGTTGGTTGGTTTAATGTGAAAGATGTTAAAGGGAATTTGTTATTGAATATAGCACCTGATGTATTTAAGAAACATTTTCCTGAGGTTAGTCCTAACATCGCTATTGCGTGTATGGAATTGGAATTAAATAGAATTCTAGAACTTAAAGATAAGAAAGTGAGTGTATAGGAAATGGAACAAGAACAAAAAGACGTTATTCAAGATATTTATACAACGTTAGGAACAACTGTTGGTGATAAAGCAACAGAATATGAACATCGTTTTGAAGAAGGTCATAATGAATGGGTTGAGACAGTAAATCGTGAGGAACACTTGCAAGCAATCATTGAGTGGGCTATACAACAAATTGAAAATAATTTTGATGGAGTGAAATAAGATGATAACAGAAATTTTAAAAGCATATGACGATATGGCAATACCAGCTATGAATGTATCTCAGTTAAGAGGTGAAACAGAAAGGCTTTCAGAATTAACAGGTTATTTAATCGAAAAAGCTAAAGCATATAGAGAAGAAGGAGATATTAAAGGTGCTGAAGCTATTGAGCAAATTGTATTAGACGATCTCCAATTTGAATTTGAAAGTGTGTATGGTCAATTTAAAGAAGAATTTAAGAATTGGGAACAGAAATATAAAAGATTTGAAAACGTATGTACTTATTATGGTGTGTCAGTACCAACGTTAAAAGATAATAATGTAATTCAGTTTAGAAAAGGAGTTAAGCAATAATGGAGTGGGAAACTAAAAATTTGATTGAAGATGTAGAAATTATTAAAAGAAAAATCAATGACGTATTAACTACATTCGGCTGGTTTGATAATGAGTATTTTACGCATGATAGTGGTCATATGTTAACCAAAGATGAAATGTTGAACCATGGTTATAAATATCATGAGCATAGATGTTACATCACACAACATATCGACTTGTTGAGTATGTATTTAAAAGAACTAGATACAGTATTAGAAGACATAGAAAAAGCGTCATCTTCCACCGACCAAAGTAAAGATAACGCATAGATATTTAAAAAATTACAGAAAGGAATTTGTTTAATGTTCAACTTAAAATATAACGATGAACTTCATATATTAGTATATCAAAATATTTACGCAAAAGGAACAAATAAAGTGAAAAATATAATGTGGTCTGACTGGTGCGAGTGCTTAACTCGCCCAGCCATTAGCCAAAATAAATACGCCAATGGTTTAGCGATTTATGGTGATGTGTCTGACGGTGTAGATGATGATACAGGTGAAATTCTTCAACATCATAGAAGAGATGAAAATGTGATGTATAGACAAGTGTTTTCACTAGATTATGACGATATAGACGACATGGATCGTTTTATTGAAAATATCAAAAGTAAAATGCACCATTTTGCTTATTTCATGTATAGCACTTTTAGGCATAGAGATGTGCAAGACGAAGAAAACGAAAAATTACGCCCAAGATTTAGGCTACTAATTCCGATTGATGACATTGTAAAACCAGATGAATATACCAAATGCGCTAGAGCATTATCTAATTATATTGGTGAAACAATAGATGAATCATGTTTTAATCCTATTCAATTGTCAGCACTGCCTACCATAAAAGACAATGAAAAACCCTATCATTGGTATAACAATGACGCACCATTTATCACACGTGAACAATTAGAGAAGTGCGTTGAGAAGTACCCTGATGAAGATGAGAAAATCATTGTGGATTATTCGAAACAATATAAGAAACGTGATAGTGAGTATTGGCGTGAAATTGCTTTTGGAGTTGGTGAAGGCGAACGCAATAAAACACTTGCATCATTAACAGGGTACTTATTACGTCGATATGTAGATGAAAGTTTAGTTTATGGCTTAATAAGTGCATGGGCGATGACATGCAACCCACCAATTGAACAAAGTGAAGTAAATAAAACATTTAAAAGTATTTTAAAGAGAGACCGATCTAACAACTAGAAAAAGGAGGCTTTTGTTTGGGAGAAGTAGCAAGAAATGAAGTATTTGATTTTATTGATGATTTAGATTATACGACAGATAGCAGAGATTGGAAAAGTCAATTGCGTATATCTCCTTCAACTGGTGCATATAAAAAAAGTACAACCAATGGCGAGATCATTATTCAAAATGATATTGATTTAAAAGAATTATTTGAGTTTGACACTTTTGAACATGCTACAAAAATTAAACGGTTGCCTTATTGGCGTTCAAAGTCAGATACTAATTTTTATTGGTCTGATCTCGATACTACACATGTCATAGCACACATTGATAAACAATATAATATTCAATTTTCACGTGACACTATGGACAATGTTATAGAAAAAGAGGCATACCGTTATAAAGTCAATCCTATAAAAGAAATGATTGAATCAAAAAAATGGGATGGTGTTAAACGTATTGAAACTTCATTTATTGATTATTTAGGTGCTGAAGATACGCATTATAATCGTGAAGTAGCCAAAAGATGGCTAATGGGGGCGGTTGCTAGAATTTATCAACCAGGGATTAAATTTGACACTATGCCTATTGTTTATGGTGAACAAGGTGGAGGTAAATCGACTTTTGCAAGTAAAATGGGAGGCAATTGGTACAACCAAAGTATTAATACATTTAAAGGTGACGAAGCCTATAAAAAGTTACAGGGATCGTGGATTTGTGAAATTGAAGAATTATCAGCATTTCAAAAATCAACGATAGAAGAGATTAAAAGTTTTATAAGTGCTGTTATTGATATTTACAGAGCCTCTTTTGGTAAACGTGCAGAAAGACACCCTAGACAAAGTGTGTTTATTGGGACAACGAATAATTATGAATTTTTAAAAGATAAAACTGGTAATAGGAGATTTTTACCAGTGACAGTTGATAAGAAAAAAGCAACTAAAAGTCCTTTTGATGACTTAACGCCTGCTGTTGTTCAACAAATGTACGCTGAAGCTAAAACTTATTTTGATGAAAATCCAACAGATAAAGCTTTGTTGCTTGATAAAGAAGCAGACGACATCGCATTAAAAATGCAAGAAGAACATGCTGAAAAAGATACATTGATTGGTGAAATCGAGGACTTTCTTGAGCGCCCTATCCCGTCAGATTATTGGTATAGACCATTAGAAGAAAAGACATACGTAATGCATGATGTGATAGATCATGATCGTATTAAGTTGTACGGCAATGGTGAAATAATTGAATTACCGAATTCAAAACCAGGGGCTTATGAATGGCGTGACAAAGTATGTAGTATGGAAATTTGGAAAGTGATGATGAAACGAGATGACCAACCACAACCTCATCATTTACGTAAGATAGATGAGGCACTTAGAAATACACGATATTGTGGGAATAAGAAAATTCGTAAAAGATATGGCGAAGGCATCGGACGTCAACACGGTTTCGATGTAGATTTATCCAGTTTTTATAAGGAACTTAAAGGTGAATAGCAAATTATTGGGACATTGGGACGGTATTGGGACACCTATGGGACACCCTCTAAACGTTGGGGCAGTAAGTGCCACGCTGTAACTGTCCCGGTGTCCCATTAACTTTCGGCTAAACTTTAAAAAAACTATAATAAAAAAAATCAAAAGTTAGAGCAAAAATCACTGGACAGTGGGACAGTAAAGCTACAAACGTTGGGAGAGTAAGAGCGAAAGGTGTCCCGTAGCATGGCATGGTGTTGGGACAGTGGGACACCTAACAAATATTAGGAGGATACAAATGAACAAAAATAGAATGAAACAAATTATTTTAGAATATATAAAAAGGCACGACGGGACTTCATTCGTGGAGATTGAGGAACTATTTGATGAAAACCATTTTAATTATAGAGGTAACGGCGCATATAGCAGTGGTGAGCATCATAACGTCATATTTTGGATAGGTTGGAATAAACAAGCGTTTAATATCATTGCAGAGTTAAAGAAAGATGGACATATAGCCATGAACATATGTGAGCCGTTTATATATTTAGTAGATGGCAAATCTCTCTCATTACCGATATTGCGTAAGCCGTCTGATGCAAAACATGAGTGTTGGCTACCCGTTGTATTTTCAAAGACAAAAAATAGCTTGATTAATTAATGTTTTTAATTCAGCTGAACCAAAACTATAAAACCACCACAATTGACTTCATAGAGCCTTTTGTGGTATAATTTAAGTAAATAATTAGTACCAGGTACTAAAAAAGAACGTGAACAATATAAATGGAAAAGTAGGTGACGATGTGCCGAAGTGGATTAATAAGATGTTGGGACTGGATAAGATAGAACAGACCACAGCAAGACAGTTTGAAATGCTTTCAGGTAGCTTTCAATCGTTTTCGCAGTTTAACGGGGATATGTATTCAAATGACATATTTAGAAGTGCAGTAGATGCAATTGCTCGACATATTGCGAAGTTATCAGGCAAGCATGTAAACGATACAAAAGACTTTAATAATTATAAAATTAACCGATTATTACAAAACAGACCTAATCCATATATGAGTGGTTATGATTTTCTTTATAAGATCGCAACACAATATTACTTATTCAATAATGCGTTTATTCTCATTCAAAAAGACGATAAGGGAAATCTTTCAGGTTTGTACCCACTGACACCAACAAACGTTGAGTATGTGGTCGATGGTGCAGGCGAGATGTTTCTAAAGTGTTTATTCAAAGATGGTGAGATTGTTCATTTTAGATTTTCTGAGGTGGCTATATTACGCCGTCATTTTAATTCTAATGAATTACTAGGCGATGACAATTCAGCCATTATGAATACGCTAGACCTGGCTCATACACAAAACTTAGGTATGGAATCAGCGATTAAAAACTCAGCACAAATTAGAGGGATATTGAAATACAATCAAAAATTAGCAGATTCCAAACTTAAGGAAAAGAAAGATGCGTTTATGAATGATTATCTTTCTATGAGTAACAACGGGGGAGTTATTCCTTTAGATGCCATGCTTGAATACATTCCATTAAAAACGTCAGATGTTCAAATAGATACATCACAAATGGAAGTCGTTAAGAAAAAGATATACGACTATCTAGGTATCAATGAGGATATTGTGACTGGTAAATATGATGAAAATCTATGGCAAGCTTTTTATGAATCGACAATAGAACCTTTTGCGATACAACTTTCATCAGAACTCACAGATAAAATATTTACTGAACGTGAACAAGCCTTCAGCAATCGTATTATTTTTGAATCATCTAAATTACAGTATGCGAGTAATCAATCTAAATCAAATATGATTAAAGAGTTATTGCCATTAGGCTTACTAACAATCAATGAAGCACGTGACTTAATGAACTTAAGCGCAGTTGAAGATGGTGACGAACGCATACAAAGTCTTAACTATATAGAAAAGACGCTTGCAAAGAATTATCAGATGGGAGATAAGGAGGTCGGACAAGATGAAGGAAATTAGAAGTGCAGATATACAAGCAGAAACTAGAGATGACGAGATGGTGCTTGAAGGTACAGCAATCGTTTTTGATAAACCCGCACTGATTAATACGCCGACAGGTTCATATACCGAAATTATCAAACGTAATGCGCTGGACGGAGTGAAGTTCAATGACACAAGACTTTTAGTGTCACACGATCAGAACCGTCTACCATTAGCAAAATCACCTAAAACGATGGACGTGTGGCAAGATGATGCAGGTATGCATTTTAGGGCTAGGTTGGCAAACACTAGTGAATCACGTTCTGTATATGAATCAGTCAAACGTGGTGATATGTCAGGCGTAAGTTTTGGTTTCACTGTATCAGACGGCAGTCGGTACGATGTAGAAACAAGAACACGCACAATTACTAAAATAGATAAAGTATTAGAGTTTTCTGTGGTAAACTTCCCAGCTTATTCAGAAACATCTGTTGAAGCTAGAAGTCAGATGCAGGAAGCAGAGAAAAGACAATATGAAATTAATAAAGCGAAAATTAACCTTAACAAATTATTTATAAAGGAGATTAACTAATATGTTTAATACAGTAAATGAAGCATTTAATTATTATCGTAATTCTTCACTAGAAGATATTGAAACACGAGCAAGAGAAATCAAAGGTCAAATTGATACAGACCCAGAAACAAATGTAACTAAGTTAAATATAGAAATCGAAGGCTTAAACCAAGCTAAAGCAAATATTAAGGATAAGGAGAATCAACAAGTGGAACAAAATAATACAGAGCAACGTTCATACAATCCAATTACAGGTACACAATTACGAGGACAACATGAAGTACCAACAAATAACATCTTTGGTTCAGAGGAGTACCGTTCAGCATTCTTTAAAACAATGTTAGGTAAAAACTTAACAGATATTGAACAACGTACATTTAATAGAGCAATGGAACAACAAGACATTGAACATCGTGCAGATGAATTTGCTTCATCAAGTAATTCAAGCGCAGTTATTCCAGAGCAAACTTTGAATGAAGTAATTAAGAAAGCACGCACACAAGGTGGCTTACTTGCGAACGTTCGTACGTTCAATATGCCTACTAAAATTCGTATTCCAATCGGTACACCACAAGACAGAGCAGAATGGCATACAGAGGGCGCTTATGTAGAAGCAGATAAACCAATCACAGCATCTGTACAATTTGAAGCTAATGAAATCTTGAAAGTATTCTCTATCTCAGTGAAAGCTAAAACAATGAGCATTCAAGCGTTCGAATCTTACCTAGTAGAAGAATTGACTAACTGTGTTGTAGAAGCGATCGAATATGCATTAATCAATGGTACAGGTAAAAATCAAGGTCAAGGTATCTTAACAGGTATTACATGGAATAAATCAAACAGCCTAACATTAACAGGCAAGTATACAGACTTCACAAAAGCATTAGGCATGTTAGCACGTGGCTATGCACAAAATGCGAAGTTTGCTATGAGTAACGCAACGTTATATAACCAAGTGTATGGTGTGATGGATAACAATCAACGCCCTATCTTTATCCAAGATGCGCAACATGAGAACGTTGGATATATCTTTGGTAAGCAAGTTATCATTGATGACAATATCGAAGATGGCACAATTATTTTAGGCGACTTCAATTATGTAGGTTACAACTTGCCACAGGGTATTATGTTAGAAAGCTCACGTGAATCATCATTCCGTAGTGGCTTAATTGATTATAGAGCTATGGCAGTAGCAGATACTCGAGTATTAATGGACGAAGCGTTTGTTAAATTATCAGGTGCTACTACAACAGCTGAAGCATAACAATACAAACCAGTGAGGACATCAGTAAGTAGCTGGTGTCCTTTATTCATAAAGGAGTGAACGCTATGATTTTATCAATAGAAGATGCACGTAATGCTTTGAGAGTTGATGGAGATTTTAACGATGATATTATCATTCCATTAGTTGAGGCAATACCTAACTACTTATATATTACTACTGGTCGTGATTGGTTAGATGAACCAGTGCAGCCATTAGCACAAACGACTGCAAAGTTTATACTTCAATTGTGGTTTGATCCTCAAACACAAGACAGTGAACGATTAAAGCGTACAATTGATAGCTTATTAGGCGCATTACATGCATTAGGAAGTGAGTACGATGGCTAAAAGCATACCACGAGCATTTTATAAATCAGCAAAATGGCAAAAGTGCAAGAATAGCTACATGGCATCACAGAATTATATGTGTGAACGATGTGGAGATGTAGCGTCTATCTGTCATCACAAAGTATGGTTAAATGCAGAGAATTACACTAATCCTTATGTATCATTGAACCATGATTTACTAGAAAGCTTATGTCAAACGTGCCACAACCAAGAACACTTTGGCAGTCCAACAACAGGTGAAGGATTAAGATTTGATGAAAAAGGAAATTTAATAAAAATATAATATAATAATAAAATTAAACGCCCCCCCATGTTATTGATATGAAAGGATTTGAAGGGAACCGGTGCTGGGCTTAACTTTTCCTCCATTCGATATTTTAAAAGTTTAGGGGTGCCTAAAAATTATTTTAAGGAGAATAAAAAATGGATAAGATATATAAATCAATTAATTTAGAACAACTTAAAAAACAAATTGATAAAGATAATAATATTAATAAACCAGTTGCATATGATTTAATAGAAGAATTAAATTTCATGAAAGAAACAATGGAAGAATTGAAAAATACAGTACGCACACATGGTGCAACATACATCTTTAAACAGGGTGAACAAGAATATCTGAAAGAAAGCCCTGCTATGAAGTCATACAATACGACAGTTTCGAAGTATAACGCTACACTTAAGCAATTATTGTCTCTATTGCCACAAGACACTGAAGAATCAGATGCATTCATGGACTTTGTGACTAATGGCTAACTACATTGAGCAATATTATAAAGCAATAGAGAATGGCGAGATTGTGACTTCTAAACGTGTGAAAAAACAATATCAGAAACTAATTCAAGATATGGAACATCACGACAAATACATCTTTGATGAAGATAAAGCTATGCGACCAATTCAATTTATAGAAAATTTCTGTCGTCATTCTAAAGGTGAACTTGCTGGCAAACCATTAGTATTAGACTTATTCCAAAAGGCTTATATTTCAGCTTTATTTGGTTTTGTGGATAAAGAAACAGGTTACAGACGTTATACTGAATCATTTTTCTTTGTTGGTCGTAAGAATGGTAAAACAACCATGTTAGCAGCGATTGCTTTATACATGATGATTGCAGATGGTGAAAGTGGCTCAGAGGTGTACTCAGTTGCATCGAAACGTGATCAAGCAAATATATTGTTCGACCAAGCACATGAGATGATTGTACAGAGTCCTGATTTAAATAAAAATATTCGTAAGCGCAAGTCAGATTTATATTTCAGTCATAACTTCAGTAAGATGCAATCACTCGGCAAGAACTCCAATTCATTAGATGGATTAAATGCGCATCTTGTCGTGATTGATGAGTTACATTCCATTCAAGATAGAAATCTTTACGAAGTAATGAAACAATCACAGTCTGCACGTACACAGCCATTACTCATTATGATTACAACAGCTGGTACGCATAGGGGTACAATTTTTGATGATTTATATGAGTATGCATGTAACGTGGTTGATGGTAATTTCACTGATGATAACTTTCTGCCGATTATGTATGAGTTAGATCATAAAGCTGAGTATAAACTTCCTGATTGTTGGCAAAAAGCTAATCCTGCTCTAGGTGTATCTAAAAAGGTTGAAGATATTGAGCGTAAAGTGGCACGTGCGCAAAATAACATGAATGACTTAACGGGTATCTTAACAAAAGATTTTAATATCCGTGAAGTGACACATAGTGCATGGCTCACGTTCGACGCAATAAACAATGAAGATACATTCGATATTAAAGATTTTACAGGCTGGTATGCGATAGGCGGGGCAGACCTTTCTATCACAACAGACTTAAGTTGTGCCACATTATTATTTATTGATCCTGAAACTGAAATGAGATTCGTTCATCAGATGTATTGGTTGCCTGAAGATAATTTATATAAACGTGTGCATGAGGACAAAATACCGTATGACAAATGGCACGAGCAAGGGCTATTACGCTTATGTAGTGGCAATACGATTGATTATAGCGATATTACAGATTGGTTTATTGAGATGATGAATGACCATGACATAACACCACTATGGATATACTACGATAACTATTCAGCGAGGTACTGGGTAGATGAAATGGAGGCGTATGGCTTCCACATGGTACGAACGCCACAGGGGGCTAAAACGTTAAGTTTGCCAATGCAAAATATGGGCGCTGATTTAGAGAAACATAAAATCAATTACAATAATAACCCTATTTTAAAATGGTGCTTAACTAATACTGGTGTAGAGACTGATAGAAACGGAAATATCGTACCTATTAAGAACCAGTCGCCTAAACGTCGCATTGATGGCGTAGCGTCGTTGTTAGATGCGTATGTAGGCTTGTTTGATAACTATGAGCAATTTTTAAGAGCGATGTAAGCGCGCGCTTATAGTTGTCTATATTTGTGGACAACCTGATCCCACGTGGAACTAAATTGTTGTACGTATCACAATTTGCTAAGGAGGTAAACAATGGCATATCATTTTAATAATAGAATTGAAATTTTAGAAGAACAGGAAAATGAAGGCCCTGAGGCGTTTGGCTCGACTAAAGTTGTAATTGCTACACCTTGGGCAGATGTAAAAACTATGAAAGGGAATGAGTTTCAACAATGGAGGCTTACAGCAAACAAAGAAAATGTCCGTTTCATTATTCGATATAGAAAAGGAATCAATCCACGCCAATATGTTAGATATAATGGAAAAGATTATAATATAGTATCAGTTACTAATGATAATGGAATGAATCAAACATTAACGATCTTTGCAGAAGCTAGTGATTAAAGCCTTATTATATAAATAGGGCTTTTTTAATGCTGAGAGAGCCACTGTGTTGCATCGAAAAAATTATTTTATGTATAAGTGTATTAAAAAACGCCACAAATAAATGTGACGTTTCCGTAACCCAATTGTAAGATTCTGAGAACAACTTAAATTTAAAGATTCATATTAATAACCATAAAGTCAATTAAAGAAAACTATCAAGATGAAAAACGTTTGGAGTATTCAACTGAAACCAGTCGAATACAACAGATGTATCAATTTAATAGATTATTGATACACTGATATTATAACATAAAGTTATAACAAAATGTAAATGAGATAACTTTTATTTATAGTTTGAACAGTATATAATTACATATGTATATAAGGAGGTTTTATGATGAATTGCTTTATCCAATTAAAAGACGATAAATATATAGAAATTAAAGAATTAACAGAAATTAAATGTTCATATTTACATGCAGAAAAAGTAACAACTATCACTGGAGATAATCTTGATAGATTAAAAATTTCTAATGATGCAAATTATATTTTTGTTGGTAAAACTACCGTAGTAGTCAGAGGCTCAGATATATTATATATACAATTTATGTAGTGACATAATCTTAAATGATTGCCACAAATTTTTCTTGTTTTTGCAATTTTAACATTTTACACTCAATGTCTAAGGCAATCAAAACATTGATATAACAACATTCATAAAGAATTTTAAATTCATTAATAATGCTATTTATCAACTCCCGCCGTCTCCACTATATAGCCTATAACCCTTGTGGTTATAGGTTTTTTGTTTTGTATTTAAACGTTTCTAGGTTAATACATATAAATGTTGTATTTATTATATAAAAATATTATAATATAATTAAGTCAACGACCATGCGTGGACTTTAAAAAACAAAATCATGTACAGTAGTAGCCGTCTGCTATGAGACTAGGCATTATAATTGAATATCATAGTGTTGATAAAGAGATATGATTAATGAGTGATTAGTCATATCTCTTTTTTACATATGCAAACATAGAAAATCAAACCATCACATTAATGTGTAATGAACTAAAGTTAACCTTTTAAGTAGAAGAGGTGGTTATTTGAGATATGTGAATAACGAGAAACATAGACATGCTTTAATCAGTCAATTAACTGAGAACCAAAGAGAAATACTGTTTAAGTATTATAAATACAGAAAAAAGAATATATTAATCAATGATATGTATCGCTATTCAGAAGAGTGGGAACTTATCGACTTTAAAGTAAATGAAAATTACCGAACGTGTTGTAATGATACGCCGTTATATTGTGAATGCGGAAAAGAATTAAAGTATCAATATATACTTCGATCAAAGTCAAAAGACACAATTATGAAACTTGGGATTGAACATTTTAAAGAACATAGTGGCATTCCAAATCGTATTGCATATCAGGTTAGAAAGAATATATTTCTGTTAGATGATTGGTTGGATGATATACTCTTAAATCATGAGAAATTAATGAATGATTCAGAGCATCATTTTAAAGTTATAAACATGTATAAAGAGTGGACTACGATCTCTGAGTTAGATGTGAAAGATTTTAATTCGAATTCATCAAAGCCTATTACGAGAAAGAATATTGAATTAATTAATGATTTTAAAAAGTATAGTATGGCTTTGCCACTAACATCGAACAGAAAGTCTTTGCTTTGATTGATTATTTTCATAGAAAGAAATATCTTGCGTATATAGAAGAACTAGAACGAAAAAGACGCATTCAAAGAGAAAAAGAACAAGAAGCATTGAGAAAAGAGCGAGAGTTAAAACGACAGCAATTATTAAAAGAGGCTGAAGCACGTAATAGTCAAAAAAGAAAAATTATGGCCAAAGAAAAGGCAGATAAGATGTTAATTGCTGAATGCAGAGTGAAAATAACAAAACTATTAGACGTACAAAATGTGATTGATATCACTACAATTTATAATGAATGTAAAATAGAGATAGACGAATTATTAAGATCGCATGTTAATACAAAGATTGTAAATGATATCGTAAATTCTATTAATAGATACACGATGTATAATGTGAAATTTCAGAACAACAAGCTATTTAAATCATGGACTAAGCGTTTTTGATAAGCAACATAGTCATATCCAAAATATATTGGATGAGTACAACTAAATTATATTACATTTATTAGCTTTGATATATTTAATAAAAATATTATAATATAAATGTCAATGACAATGCGTGGACGTTATAAACCGAAATACATTGCATAGCTAAGAATAAGTTTTAAATAACTTAGGAAAGAGAGCAAGTAGGACTTGTTCTTTTTTTAGTTAACGGTCGTGCGTGGACTTTCAAACAAGTACATTGATTATCGGAATTGAAATGTAAATTTCAATAAATGTAGACGAAGCGTTAGAACGAAAGGTTCTAACGCTTTTTAAAGATTCTTGAACATAAATAATATGATAATGCTATTTGGCAAATTTACAGTAGCTCATTGAATTGATAAGACACTTAAATTAAGCTTTTCTCAGTACAGTCAGGGCCCCAGCAAAGAGAATTTCGAAAAGAAATTCCACAAGCAAAGAAAGCTGGGGTTACAAAGGATTTCAAATTCTGTACCACGCTTCAATGATGTTACATCCAATTTCAATGTGGTATATATATAGTAAGCATACAAAAGTCAGCATGATGAACTAAGACAACTCGTTAGTATAGGAGCTATTGAAATATGGAATTATTAACGAAAGCGATTAGTTTTACGATGTCATCTCTTTCTACATGGCTAGGAAGTAAAGATTTATTTAAAGATGCAATAAAGCTGTTTGAATCGGATAAGAAGTGAAAGTAATTTTATGTTTTGAACTAGTAATATTGCAGAAAAAACAAGCATTTACGTTTCAATTAAAGAAACATGTAAATGCTTGTTTTGCTATTAGTTATCGTTGATTTTTTTACCATCTGTACGATCTGATTCGCCTTTATCTTTATGAGCCTTAGGGTTGTCTTTTTTGTGAGAACTTTTTTTAACATTATCTACTGAATCATCATTGTTACCACATGCCCCTAATAGTAAAAAACTTGAGAGTAGTACAAAAGCTACTTTCTTCATAAGTGTCACCCTTTATTTAATTATATTTAATATCTAATTGATATAAATATTATTACTATAAGTATGTCACACTTTTCTAAAAATTCAACAGTTAATAATATTTGATAATTTAAATTAAAAAATACCGGGATAAGTCGAAAAGTTGATTATCCCGGTAAAGTAATTGAATTAATTAGTTTATATATTGATTACACTAATTAGTTTGCACTATTATTTGATTCATCTGTATTAGTCTCAGTTGTTGCTTCTCCATTGTCAGATTGTTCAGCGGAGCTATTTTCTGAATATGTCTGTGTTTGATTTTCATTAGACTGATTTTCAGTACTTGAACTATTCTCTGTAGAAACATTTTCGTTCGAACCGCTATTATCTCCATTGTCATTACTATTTCTATTGTTTTGATTATAGTTTTGATTTGTGTCATCAACTTGATTCGCATTTTGATTAGTATTAGAAGAAGTATTATTTTGATTGTTTACAGTATTATCTTGTGTAGTATCTTGTTGAGTAGAAGGTGCTTCGTTAGTTGATTCTTCAGTTGTTGGTTGCTCTTGTTGTGAGCTTTGTTGTTCTTGAGTATTTAATTCTTCATTAGTTGATGTTTCTTCAGAACGATTTTGTTCTTCTTGAGTAACATTATTATCATCTTTGTCGTCATCTTTTTTGTCTTTTTTCTTTTTATCTTTAGATGATTTATCCTCTTTAGATTGCTTATCTTTAGATTGAGTTGCTTGATTTTCAGATGGATTATTACTTTCAATCATTTTATGAATGCCTAAAGCAAGCATGCTTAGTAGAATAATCGTAATTGCCATCGCAAAATATTTAAAGTAATTCTTATTTTTAAATACTGCCACAATAGCGAACAAGATTAATATAATCGCAATAATTAGTAATACCGTGCCTGTATAGAACAACAGTTTCTCCATACGCTACCTCCATTAAATTTACATCATTAATTGTATTGTACTACACATATAATATAATACATATTACCTTGTAATTAACATCTAATTACTATTTAAAAACAGTTGTGTAAACGTATAATTAATCAAGCTATTTCTCCTTATCGAAAATGTTAATCTCTTTATGCTCTTTACTTACTGAAACATATAAGTTTTCATCGTTAAGTTGTGCCTCGTTTGATGTTTGATTTAAGTTAATTTCAGCTAATATTTTGAAAGATCCATTATGATAAGGTTCAACAATAGATATTTCATTCGCATGTTCTTGAATCATCAAATGTCTTTGTGATTGATTATTTATTTTCCAGTTAGTCATATATTCACCTTTTTCGTAAAAATAAAACTGGGAGTAGGATAGAATTTTTTTAAATTCATCGTCCCCCTCCCAACTTGCTTTGCTTGTAGAATTTCTTAATGAAATTCTCTTTGCTTGGGCCTCACTCGCAAGGATGACTACAACTGAAAAAGCTTGATTTTAAGCACCTTTTCAGTTCAGTCAGCTACTACGAATTTGAAAATTCGCATCATTATTTCACTTATGTCCTAGGCACAGCAGTTTAACTATTTAAAACTTTGCTCTATTTCGGTAAAAGCTTTGTTAGTAACGGTAATGTCATCAATTCTATCTGCTGTAAGTTGTCCTTCAAGATAACCATGATCGATTAGAACTTTACAATTCTCTAAAAAATCATCGTATTCACGATCACAGAAATAATCATCTTGTGCTTTTATACTATCTCCAAAATAATTCGCTTCACTTTCAGATTGCCCTTCATTAGAACGTTCCATGTATAATTTATAAAATTTAGCTATCGTATATTTTTGTTCTTGAGTTAATGAATCTAACAT